GATGCGGCAGTTACAGAAATGGAATCTAATTCTGGAAAAGCTATTACAATTAAACTCAATAGCACTGGCGGGACTGTATACGATGCTTTGGCAATTGTAGGGCGCTTAAAAGCTTCTAAATGTAACATACACACAGAAGGCTATGGTGCCGTCATGTCTGCAGCAGTAGCAATTTTGGCATGCGGAAAACGTCGCAAAATGAGCAAATACGGCTGGGGCATGGTCCATCAAAGTCATTATGAAATTTCTGGAAAAGTTAATGACCATAAAGCGTTTTTAGAACAGTCGCATCGTGAAGAGCAGCAATGGGCTGAGCTTATGGCTAGTCAAACTACAGAAACAAAAGATTTTTGGATAGAACAGTGCAATAGCGATGATAAATATTTGACAGCAGAACAGTTGTTGGAACATGGAGTGGTGGATGAAATTAACTGATCAAGATGAAAAAGATTTAAAGGAATTTGCTGAAATACGCGCAAATATGAAAGCGTTTTTAAAGCAACAAAGTAAAAATGAACTAATAAAAATGATTTTCGAGCAGTTAGATTTGTATATTCAATTGCGCAGAGAATTTAAAGCTCTACAGGAGCCGAAAGGTGATTTAAATGAAGAAAGTTCTACTAACAATACTACTGCTGAGTAGTTTTGCAAATGCAGCAGATATAAATCTGACTACATCAAATACAGTTGTTATCCGCACCGTTATTGATGCCGATAGTACAACTAAAGCTCAATTGCATTTACAAGAATTAGTTAAAGCTAGAGGAAATTCTAACTCTACTATTTATTTAGTACTTGATTGCCCAGGAGGAGGAATCATCGAGGGGGACGCGTTTATTCAGTATGCAAAAACGATTCCAAATCTTGAAACTATTACAGTTTTTGCCGCCTCCATGTGTTCTTCAATTGTTGAGCAGTTACCTGGAAAGCGCCATATTACGCAAAATGGTGTTTTAATGTTTCACAGGGCACATGCTGGGATTGAAGGGTATTTATATGAGGGCGAGCTCGAGGAGCAAGTTAGATTTATAAAAAGTATTGTAACTCAAATGGAGCAGTTAAATGCACATCTGCTAAAAATCTCCTTAGATCAATATCGCCAACGTGTATATACTGAATGGTGGTTATATGGATCTGATGCACTTCAATCTAAAGCTGCCGACGACGTTATCGATATAAAATGTAATCAAAAGCTTATTGATTCTAGAGTTGCTGAAGAAGTTAGAACTATGTTTGGAAATTTAAAACTAGACTACAGTGGATGTCCACTTTTTAGAGCGCCAATTGGCGTAGGAGAATAATATGAAAGTTAAAAAAATTAAATTTTACCAAGCTATTGAGTTTGGAAAAAATAAAGCCCTTACTTTTTTGGATCTAGACGGTTATAAAAAAACGTTGCACACGGCTTATATTGAAGATCTTCAAATGGAAGAGGAAGAAAAAGGGATCAGGCTGTCCGGCTCTAATGTCGAAGACATGATTATTCCATATAACAACGTTGCATTTTATCAGCCTATTAAAGAAACTAAGAAAGCTCCTAAGGCATAAAAATGAAGTCTAGCCGCGCAGTTTTTAAAGAGCTTACCAAACGTAAGTTGCAAGAAGATGAGCTGGCGGCTAAACCTAAGTTTTCCGTAGAAGATTATTGCTTTGATAAGCAGATTAATTTTATAAGAGATCCAGCAAAGTTTAAGACGGCAGTCTGTAGCCGTCGTAGTGGTAAAACGGTTTCTTGCGCTGCCGATTTAATAGAAACTTGTATTTCTAATCCAGGCGTCAATGTTGCCTATATTACGTTGTCTAGACGATCAGCCAAGCGTATTATCTGGAAAGATTTAAAAATTATTGTACAAAAATATGATCTGCCAGTAAAAGAAGACAATGCGGACCTATCTATGACTTTTGCCAACGGAAGCACTATATATGTTTCTGGTGCCACGGATGAATCTGATATTGAAAAATATCGTGGTATGGCATTTAAAAAAGTATACATTGACGAAGTGCAATCGTTTCCAAGTTACATCGAATACCTAGTTGACGAGATTTTAGTGCCAGCTCTATACGACTACGACGGAAGCCTGATTCTTACCGGTACCCCGGGTCCGGTCCCTGCCGGCTATTTTTATGAAGCAGCCCATGGAAAAGGCTGGTCAAACCATCGATGGACGCTGATGGACAACCCGTTTATGGAACTTAAAAGCGGTAAAAAAGTAGAAGAGATTTTAAGACAAGAGCGAGAACGTCGCGGCATTGACGAGACCGATCCAAAATACCAAAGAGAATCTTTAGGGCTCTGGACTCAAGATACTAATTCTTTAGTTTTTAAGTTTGATAATAGTAAAAACTTTTTTGAAACTTTGCCAACGGCAGACTATGAATACATATTTGGAATAGATATTGGATATGACGATGCAGATTCTATATCTGTATTGGCATACTCCCCGCATGATCCGTGCGTATATTTAGTTGAAGAATATATAAGATCTAAGCAGACAATAAGTGACTTGGTCTATCAAATTAATATTTTAAAAGACAAATATAAGCCTATAAAAATGGTAATGGATGCTGGAGCTTTGGGTAAAAAAATTCAAGAAGAAATTCTACAGCGCCACCATTTGTATATTGAAGCAGCAGATAAAAGTCGTAAATTAGAATTTATTGAGCTTATGAACGATGACATGAGAACGTCTAAGTTTAAGTCTTTTAAAGGATCTAGATTTTCCCAAGACGTGTTCAAAGTAGAATGGGACCGCAGTAACCCAGAAAAGCCTAGAATATCAGATGTTTTTCACAGCGATGCCACCGACTCTGCGCTATATGCCTGGAGAGAGTGCCGCCACTATGCAGCCACTAAAGCTACCCCAGTTTACAAGCCAAATACTAATGAATATATGAAAATGCTAGAAGAAAAAGCTGCGGCAAAGCTTGAAGAAGCTCAAAAAAAGACAGGAATGGAAGATATCATAGGCTCACAAGAGGATATGGACAGTCTTGTTGAGCCAGACGGCATTCTTGACGTATTTGACGATCCGGAAGATAATTAAAAACAAACAGACACTATTGCAGGAGTTATGCATATGTTTAAAACGGCTGAAGACCTTAAAGCATTTATAGACTGGGCTAGAGAACGTAGGATCAAATCAGTTAAAGTTGGCACAATACAGGTAGAGTTCTCAGAACTAGCCTTTGTTCCAGATGAAACATATCAAGACCTGACTAACGGCGGTCCTAGTACCTTAGCCGATACCGAGCCAGTAGATACTGACGAAGAAAACGAACTATTATTCGCTTCTGCGACAAGGTAATAAATGTCCAAAGATCTTAATAAAAACTCCTACACATGGTGGAAGGCTGATGAAAAAGACATGCCTTCCGTTATATTTTCTTATCTAGAGCATTTAGATAATGAGCAAGCTTATAGAAGTGCCGATAATCTAAAATATATGAGACTATACGGAAACGTAGAAAGTCTAACTGGTAGAATGTACAATTTTGTACGATCAGAGCCTGCCTCAGCTACAATACACCGAGTAACCATGAATGTTGTTCAAAGCATGGTAGATACGGTAGTTTCTAAAATTACTAAAAATAAGCCATTGCCTAAGTTTTTGACATCTGGCGGCGATTGGTCAATGCAGAGAAAAGCTCAAAAACTCTCCAAGTTTATTGAAGGTCAATTTTATAAGACAGACTTTTTTGCGCTTGCGGCTACAGCTTTTATGCATTCTTGCATTTTTGGTACTGGGGCTATTAAGATTTTTAGACAAGGCAAGGACATAAAGGCAGAACACGTCTTAATAGACGAGATTATTGTAGATGATAATGAATCTATTTATGGCTCTCCTAGACAAATACACCAAAAGAAATGGGTTCACAGAGATGTCCTTAAACAGGTTTTTCCCGACAAAGCCGGATGGATTGACCTAGTTGGTAAACAAGATCTAAAACAATATTATAATTATACTCCAGAATATAATGGCAGCAATGACATGATTCTAGTGATCGAAAGTTGGCACTTGCGTAGTGGTCCGGAAGCATCCGATGGGAAACACGTTATTTCAATCGATAATTGTATTTTACTGGACGAAGAATATACTAAAGATTATTTTCCATTTATATTTTTCCGATGGGGACTTAGACCTGTTGGATTTTTTGGACAAGGAATCGCCGAACAGTTACAAGGATTACAATTAGAAATTAATAAAATTCTTCGAACTATTCAAGTTTCGATGCATTTAGTGTCTATACCTAAAATATTTGTAGAAGCTTCTAGCAAGATTGTCACTGCCCATTTAAATAATAAAATTGGGGGAATCATCAAGTATTCGGGGCAGCCGCCAACTCCAGGACAATTAGGATCTATTCCTCCAGAGCTGTTTAGTCACATGGATCGTCTATATACTAGATGCTTTGAAGTTATAGGGGTGTCCCAATTGGCTGCTTCTTCTGCAAAGCCGTCCGGTTTAAATAGCGGAAAAGCTTTAAGAGTCTACAGCGACATCGAAAGTGAACGATTCATGTCTGTGGGCGTTCGATATCAAAATGCATTTTTAGATGCCGCTAAGCAGTTTATCGAACTTGCAAAAGAAATTCATGAAGAAGAAGGTAATTTTGAAGTTAAAGTTGCCAACTCTAAGTTTATGGAAACTATTAAATGGTCGGAAGTAAACCTAGATGAAGATTCTTATGTAATGCAAGTATTTCCAACTAATGCATTGTCCAGTTCTCCTGCTGGTAGACTTCAAGAAGTTCAAGAACTATTGCAAGCAGGATTTATCAGCAAAGAGGACGGACTAAAGTTATTAGATTTTCCAGATCTAGAGGGCATGTATAATCTTGAAAATGCCCCTACTCTGGATATTGATTGGCAGATTGAAAAAATGATAGAAAAAGGAGAGTACCAAACTCCCGAACCTTATCAAAATTTAAACCTGGGCATTCAAAAAATGCAAAAAGCCTACTTGATGTACCGAATGCAAAATGCACCGGAAGATCGATTAGAGCTTTTAAGACGTTGGATGGATGACGCACAGGCTATGCTTGATAATGCCCAAGAAGCTTTAGCGCCTCCTCAAGCACAATTGCCTCCAGCTTTGCCACAAAGACCTCCAACATCTGATTTATTGCCAAATCAAGTGGGCGGTTTAGCAGTTCCTGGGGATGGTATGCGTGGGTTGCCAGTAAAATAAAACAAATATACATTAATGCAGCCTATATAGCTGCCATTGAGACAATTAAGTCTCTTTAAATACGTTAGGATACCATATGTCAGATGAATCAACTGGAGCAACTGCTCCAGCAGAATCAGTAGCACCAGAAGCAGTTGTAGCAGATGCTCAACAAGCTGAAGCAGTTCAAGAAGGCGTAGAAGCCGCTCCTGAAACAGCTACGGTAGAGCCTGAAAAGGCTAAAGAAGAAGATCGTTTTGCTGCTAAATTTGCAGCCTTATCTAGAAAAGAAAAGCAGATAAGACAACGAGAGCAGCAAGCGGAACTTAGGCTAAAAGAAGCAGAAGCTCGGGTAAAAGAAGCTGAGCAAAAGCTTGCACAAGCTTTAGATAAAGAAACTTGGAAGGCAAATCTTAAAAAAGACCCTTTTAAAGGTTTAGAAGAAGCTGGACTGACATATCAAGAATTGATCGAGCGTTCCATCCGCGGAGAGGCGGTAGAAACTCCAGAACAGAAGCAAGCTCAAATGCTTAAGGAAATGAACGATCGTATTGAAAAATTAAATGCAGAAATACTAAAACGAGATGAGGATGCTAAGCGCAGAGAACAAGAATCACAAATGCGCCAAGCTCAACAGCTCGAAAAGCAATTAAAATCAGATATCGCGAAATTTATTGAATCTAAAAAGGATGATTTGCCTTTATTATCCATGGACGACGATGCAACTCAGACAGTTTTTGATGCAATGGAAGAGCTAGCTAAGGAAAATCCGGTAAGTTCCTATGAAGAAGCACTTTCACTGTTAGACAAAGCCGCTGTCCGTCTTGAATCGTACTATGAGCAGGAAATTTCAAAAAGAGCAAAGCACCCTAAGATCCAAGGGCTATTGGGAGCCCAAAAACCCACTACTACGCCAGGGAAACCTATTAGTAAGTCCGCTACGCTGTCGAATTCTCTATCGCAGCAACCCGCAGTACCAAGCAATACTGCTCAAATGAGTGATGAAGAATCTATACGATACGCCGCTTCTATGGTGAAGTGGGAAGATTAACCTAACAATAACAAACTAATAAGGAGACCTTAAATGGCTTCACTAAATATGACATCTTTCGCTTCGGCGCTAAAGGTGCACTACACTCCACAACGTGTAGAAAACATGGTTTACAAAAATAACCCGTTTCTTGCTATGCTTAAAAAGTATGAAACTTTTGGCGGCAAGAACTTGCCAATTGCAATTCGCGTTGGCATTCCACAGGGTAGATCTGCTGCTTTTGCAACTGCTCAAGCTAACAAATCTGCTTCTATCTACAAAGATTTCGTTCTTACTCGTGTAAGCGATTACGCTCTTGCGTCTATCACTAACGAAACTCTTTTGGCTTCAAAAGGCGATTCAAACGCTTTTATGGAAGCTGCAACATCTGAAATCGACGGAGCAATTATGAGTGCTTCTCGATCTTTGGCTATTGCTCTTTATCGCTCTAGCTCTGGTGCAGTTGGACGAGTTGGTTCTTTCACAGTTTCTACAATTACATTGCTAGATCCTGAATCTGTAACTAACTTTGAAGTTAACCAAAAGCTAAATGCTTCTGCTACTGATGGCGGTGGTTCACTAAGAGTTGGAACAGCTACTATCACTGGTGTTGACCGTGACAGCGGAGTTCTTACTTACAGCGGAACAATCACTGGATTGGCTAACAATGATTATCTTATCAACGAAGGTGACTACGACGTAAAACTTTCTGGTCTTGCTAGCTGGCTTCCATCTACTAGCCCAAGTTTGTCTGATTCATTCTTTAGCGTTAACCGTTCTAGCGATCCTACTCGTCTAGCTGGTATTCGCTTTGACGGTTCTAGCATGCCAATCGAAGAAGCTCTTATTTCTGCTGCTTCAAGAGTTGCTCGCGAAGGCGGTAACCCAGATACAGTATTTATGAGCTACTCTAAGTATGCTGAGCTTGAAAAAGCTTTGTCTGCTAAAGTTGTAATTCAAATCGACGTAAATCCACAAATTGGTTTCCGCGCTATGCAAATCAACGGTCCTCGCGGTCCATTGAACATCGTTGCTGACCAAAACTGTCCTTCTGATAAAGCTTACATGCTTCAGATGGATACATGGAAACTTTACAGCCTTGGAAAAGCTCCTCAAATCTCTGATACCGATGGTATGAAGATGTTGAGAGAGTCAAATGCTGACGCTGTCGAAGTACGAGTTGTTTACTATGCTCAGCTTGGTTGCGTAGCTCCAGGTTGGAACGCAGTTATTCAACTTTCTTAATCTTCATTAATCTGATGCCCTGGAGAAATCTGGGGCGTCTCTTCGCTCCGGACAATTAAGTCCCGAGACTAAAAGGAATCATAAAATGGCAAATAGAAATTTTTTCCGTAAACAATCAATGGAAAGAGAAATTAAAGAGTTGCATGCAGAAGTTTCAATAGCTGCTGTAGGTGCTCCTACTTTGACTCGCAAGCTTGGAATTGCTTCAATTGCTCGCAACAGTGCCGGTAATTACACTCTTACCCTTGAAGATAAATACAATGCTTTGTTGCACGTAGAAGTTGTAAAGCAACTTGCTGCTGGCGTTCCAAGCTCAGTTCAAAGTGTTATCAGATCTGAAGACGTTGACGGCGCTAAAACCGTTGTCATCGAGTTTTTGGACGCTGCTGGCGCTGCTGTTGAAGTTGACAGCGGAACAATTGTAAAAATCAAATTGGACCTGAAAAATACTTCAGTAGTCCGATAAGGAGTTTATCATGTTAATGAAAGACTCTAAGAAAAAAGGAATTGCTCTTATATTGGCAAAAATGAAAGGACCTAAGGTTGAGGAAGAATCTGCGGTTCAGCCCGATCAGCCAATGGAAGACGATTCAATTGCTTTAGAATCTGCAGCAGATGAAGTTTTGGCAGCAGTAGAGAGAAAAGATCCAAAGATGTTGAAAGACGCTTTGATGTCTATGATCGATATGTGCATGTCAAAAGCTGATGTTGAAGAAGATAAACAAGAAATA